ACTAGAGTAGCTTTGTTTTGCAAGCGTAGTTTAAAATTAATCATTGTCATTTTTCTCCTTTTCTTCTTTCAGAAAGAATTTCTCTTTATCGATATTCTTTTTAACGTATTTGTCGATATAAGGGATTTCAACCCCTAGCGCTGATAGACTAGCCAAAATACTAGAGCCGTAAGCCGCAATCATGGAAAAAATGAATGTATCAACGATACTCGTCAGATTCATAAAATTTGCAAATGGATAGAATATCGCCACAAACGCAATCATCGCTGTGTGGCTGACTGCTCCTTTGCGGAATTTTGTACTTGAAAGTTCGTGAGCAACCCAAGCCCTAGATACACCCACAGCAATATCTGAGAAGATGACGATGACGAGAAAGAGAACCCATGGATGCTCATCAATACCGTGTGCATAAAAGTCTCGGACTACATCAAATAGCCCAAAAATGCCGTCTGGTTTCTGTGCCATTAATTCTCCTTCGGTTTGAATAGCCATGCTGTAGCAGCCCCGTTATTTTCTAGTTTGCCACCTTTTGCGAAATCAGCGAACGGTTGATTTTCGTAAGTGAAACTTCCATTAACTTGGATAAGTACCAGTTTGCCTTCTCCATCCACTTCTTCGTGACTAGGGTCTTCGATAGCAAAGATATCCCCAGCGTTGAATACATCGCCTTTTTTAGCGACGGGCAACAATTCCAGATATTGCTTGTAAATTGTGCCGTACTGGATATTTTGGCTCATTACCGCATTGAGAGTGGACACGTTAGCGATTTTACGAGTAAGTTCGCTTTGTTCAGCGACTTTCTCAGCTAAGCTCAAGCGGCTGTCAAGGTCTTTAATAGATTCCTCTGACTTAGCTTGGTAGCGTGCCAATGCCCCCGCAGGGTCCAATTCAGTCGCTAAAATATCCAAGATAAGCTGAATTTTAGCTTCGTCCGTCTTGTTGGTGTGGTCCCCGGGCACATCACGGGTCAACCACGTCGAGCCATCTTTGGACTGGACAGCAATCCGTGTTGTTGTCGGGTTGGTCAGATAACTCGATGTAACACTGAAATTAGACTTATTCATTAGCCGCTCCTTTCTGCGCTGCCTCATTAAAGAGGTCGTTAAGGGCTGAATCAGACGCCAGTACATTTTGATAATGCTCTAGTTGTGATTTGGCTTGCTCAAGTTCGCTAACAGTTGACTGCAAGCGAGCCTTAAACTCAGCTTTTTCAATCGTCAAATTAGCGTTCTGACTTGCGATGTCTTGAATCATTGAAGTGTAAATTTGTTCGTTCATTAATATTTCCTTTCTACCAATGGTCGATTTTCCCAAAAGTGGCTTGTTCGTTTTTTAAAGCGTTGATAAATGCAGGATCCTTCCCGTTCCCTCCAACGTTTAGGAAATGCTGCCAAACCCTAGCGAGTGCCGCAGCAGCAAATGCAAGGTTGGTAACATTTATCCAACGTCCATCTGGAAGTGAAGCTGGGTGGAAAGAGAATCCTCGGTTAAGGTGGAAGTCATCTTTTAACAAAATTCTGTCACCGTACAATTCGGCTTGGTCAAAAACTGCGCTATGTTCCAAACCTCTTGCAGCACGATACACACGAAGCCCAGCAAAACGACCGGATGACGCTGAATTTATGCCGTCTCCAGAAGATGTTACGCCTATCGCCGCAAACAACGAACCGGTATTCTGGTCTTCGTCTGGTGGGGTGTCGTTGAAGTGCACAAACGCTGTGTGTGGCCCTTTACGCCGAACCAGCGCGTTGTCTTTATTGTGAAATTCAATCGTTGCATTATCGTAGAAATGAATCTCAGATTGATTTAAGTCAACTCGCATTGAGCCGTTGAGCCCTTCTATTTTGCCTCCACGATAATTTAAACCGGTAAACGTACCACTAGTAATACTTGAAGCGTTTAGATTGACAACGTCAACCAGTGAAGCGTTTAAGCGTCCACTAGTGATTTTACTCGCTGACAGTTCTCCGATTTTGGCTGAGCTAATGACACCATCCTCGATGTAAGTAGAACCGGTGATTTGAACCAGTTTACCATCAATTTTAACTGAGCCGTCCTTGTTGAGATTGATTTGGTTGAGCACATCACCAGACCTTGTCAGATTCTTGACTGCCCATGAACCAGCAATCTGCGACATTTCGGACTTGGTAGCTTCAAGCCCAGTGTCTAGCTTGTCTAGTTGCTTGTTAGTGACACCGAGATTAAACGCCCACTTATCCTCTAGGTTCTCAACCTTCCAAACTGTACCCTTAGCATCTTGGATAATCTGAGAAATAGACTGCCCATGTTCGCCAATAGTACGACTGAAACCGTCAACGGTTGACTTGATTTCGTTGAATTTAACTGTAACCTCTTGACTTACGTCCTTCGAAGACGGTTGCCAAGCACGGTCCATAGTACCTTCGTAGAAATCTAGTTCTGTGAAGAATAAGTTTGACGGTTGTGCATCCGTGTGCCCTCTGTTATCAATACGTATATACCCTTCATCGAATTCTCCGTTCTGAACACTTAAGCCAAACCGCTTAAGTGTGCTAATCTCTGGACCATTGATGTGCTTCAAGTGATAGATGTTAGTGTAGTCTTTGGTCTCTCCCGCTTTTCTAACTAGCAAATAAATGTCAGCCCCGGCCAAGTTATCGCTGCCAATTAGCGAGATATTAACTCGGTAAGTAGTGTTTCTCTTAAGAGGAATCCTTCGAGTGGACGCTGGCACTGTCGTAGTGAGCTGAGCTTCTGCATTGTACAACCGGAACAGCTCTCTAGTGTTATTGTAGTAAGCGCTGTGCTTGCCTACGAATAAATTCTTATTCCCTTGTCCATAAACCCATGTTCCCCAGCCGTCTATATTTTGTGGAAACGCCGAGTTCTGAATTAGGTTCTCACCACCGGCCTGTCCGATTGACGGGATCTGTTTCTTAACCTCGCTAATAAGCTGGGTTGTCCCTCGTTCTGATTGTTGAATGAGATTTGTGACAGTAGTAGCCGACACAAACCCTCTGCTATCAATGGTTCTATCTAGGTCTACTCTAGATAGCTTAGTTTCAATCTTGCCAGCCAACGTGTTGATTTGCGTTTCAGCGTTAGTGACTTTATTCCCAAGATTGTCAAAATCAACTCTTGAAACCTTTTGAGCGATAGAATCCGCTGTAACACGTAATTCTGCGTTAGTCTGGTTGATTTTACGCTCTAACTCTTGACCTTTAGACACTGCACTGTCAGCCGTAGCTTTGGCAATTTGGACTTCTGTCCGGTCTGCTTTTAAACTGATTTTGCTATCAGTCTGAGTGATTGCGGTACTATTAGCCGCTACGCTCTTGGACAATTTGTCAAAATCTGTCTTCGATACCTTAGACGACATTTCACCGACCAGTTGATTAACCTTGGTTTCAGCGCTAGTCATGCGGCTATCTGTTTCAGATTGTTTCTGTGATAGCTGACTGACACCCTGCTCAGTCTGTGTTATCGTCGTTTTAACCGTGCTGATTTCAGCTTCGGTATCTTCCGGCGCTACTATATGTTGCAAGGGAATGAGCGACCCTCTAACCATCATAGGCGGTTTGATTTTCAGATACCCATTTCTGACTACTGATATGTAAAACGGCCACTCTCCGAGCTCAACGCTCTTACTAGTAGTAAACGTCAATTTGACATCGAACCATTCATCTTTAACGCCCGTCGGTATGTCAAAAACGAATAAATGGTCATTACTTTTATGATTTTTTATCATAATTTTAGCGCCGAAATCAATATCGATGCTGCTGTCGATGTAAATCGGGGCTAAAAGCGAGAATGTTTCGCCGGCTTCAATTTTCGTAACAGCCATATCCCATGAGATTCCAGCGTAAACATCATTAGGATAGTTTTGGGAATTGATGATATAGGCCTGACCGTCGGTAGTAGCATTACTTCCTGACGGCTGACGGTGTAAGTTCTCGAAGTCTGCTGATTTCAAAATCAAGTTACGACTGCCAAAATCTGTCGGGATCTTGCTGTCCACACGGCTAATCTCAGTAGTGATTTTATTTCCTATCTGAGTAATCGAGCTTTCAGCCGTCGCAAGTCTCTGAGTAGCATTGTTAAAATCGCTTGTTTTCACTCGTTGACTAATCTCGTTAGCTTGCTGAGTGATACGACTTTCAGCGTTCAACACTCGATTATTGACATTGTCAAGCTCTTGTTTGTTAGCTTTAGACGCAATCATGTCCGCTTGCTGAGTGATTGATGTTTCAGCACGATCCACACGCCCTGTCAGCGTGTCTACATCCTGCTTGTCAGCTTTCTGGCTGATTTCCCCACCCTGCACTGTCAACGAGCTCTCAGCCTTGTTTAGACGCCCAGAAACAGCATTGACATCCTCTTTGCTAGCCTTGGCTGAAATCTGCCCTGCTTGCTGTGTCAAAACCGTCTCAGCATTAGACACACGCTGACTGACTTTGTCAACGTCTTGCTTGCTAGCTACTGAGATTAAGGCGTTGTTGATTTTGGCAAACTGTACAGACGTGTCGTTTGACAATGTGCCAATAGAACCTTTTAGAGCTTCAACTTTCTTTTCAGTTTCTGATAAGTCCGTGTTTAGCGTACTTTTAGCGTTATCGACCAGTTTGACAGTTTCTGACAACGCATCTTTCTTAGACGCAGCAATCTTCTTCTCTGTCTCTGCACGCTCGACGGTGTCCAAGTATCGAGCTTCTGCGATAGCTTCACTCTTAACATCGTTTAGACGGCTAAAAGCGTCCTCTGCGGTTGATTTAGCTGAGCTAGCTAATGTTTCCGCATTAGTAGCCTTGGCTGTGATTTCAGCAACCACTCTGTCGTGTTCTGATTGCTGTTTAGCCATGTCGGCTGCGACTTTTTCAAATTCTTTCTTGATTTTGTCTTGTAGCCCCGTACCGTCCCACGTTCTCAAAACCTCTTGCCACATTTCACCGGTCCAGCGATACATGATAGTGTGCCCCTCATGTTCTGGGTCCGGCTTGTACCAAGAATCATTGATTAGGACTTGTCCGGGGTGAGATTCTGTTGGATCAGTGCTTGTGTACCAGTTATGGTTAAAACCATTAGCTGACGGGATAAACTCTGGCAACTTTTTGACAAACTCAGTAAACTCACCGACTTTAAACTCATCAAGAGCTTTGTTGACGGTATTCTGTACCTTTGCGTCATTGCTTTCGCTAACTCGGTCCCCTAGCTTAATGTCGCTAGATTCATTGTTTAAGCGGTTGAATGTAATCTCAAAGATACGTGTATCATAATCAAGGTGTCTGTCGTGTCGAACTACTCGGATAGTGTCCCCGATTTGAACATCCTTGAGATAAACCGTTGACGTTTTAAGTGTCAACTTAGGTCTTGAAGACTCAATCAAAGCCTCGTAAGTCTGCTTGATAAGTTCGTTCTTGTCTTCTTCCTCGCTAAATTCGACAAAGCCAATCTTTGGGCGCATCTTGCCGTCTGGTTGTTTAATCCCGTATTTAGCGGTCATTTCGGGGATTTCAAGATACTTCTGACCAAGTGGCTTGTCTAGTGGGTCCCCTTTGGCTTTTGACCAGACAACTTCCTCGAAGTTGATTTTTCGACCATAGCCATCGGCATCTTTGCCGGTGTCTTCCGCTGAGCTGACTTGTTCCCCTTTACCACGACCAACCAAGGCGGTGTATAGGTTTGTCTTTTCAACCTCTTGTAGAATTTCAAGGGCGTTATGACCGTAGACAACACGCTTACCGACTGCTTCACCTATTTTGCGCTTGAAATCAATGTATCTAGCGCCAATCTGAGCGCCGTTCATTTCAACAAAGAACTGCATTTCTAAGCCCCACACTTTGCACACCTTTTTCAGTGCATCGAATGTGGAAATGTAATAGAAATTGGTACTCTTTGGGTTTGTTTCAGCAATGAAACGAGGAGACCAGTTTGTGCCAGTCAAGAGCCATTCAATGACTGGTCTAGCACGTTGGTCTGTTGGGCGCTTGTCGTAAACGACTGTCTTGCGTAGCTCCTCAATGCCAGACTGAACACCGATAAGCGTTGTGATATCCCCTTTGGTGTTGCCTTGGGCGATGTAGAAGTAATGGAATTTGTGGGTATCGTCGATTGACTGAATAGCCATGTATTCCAGTTTTTCCAGCTCGTCATCCTTCAAGGCTTTCATTTCGACGGTCAAGCGGTCTGAAATGTAGTTTTCAGTGGTAAGACTGAATTTCTGCAAAGCCTTCTTAATTGCAGGCTTGCGAACAATCTTGATAAGTTTTTCGTCCTTATCGAATAAATAGATCATAGGCTTTCATCCCTCCACTGAACTTCACGAATAGTCACATTTTTGCCGGTCAATCTGTCGCCGTCCTTAACATAGAACTGCTCAAGCGGGCTAAAACGTTGTAATTCGCTTAGGATATTACGCCCATCATAAGTAGCTGTCACTTCTTCTGTACCGAATTTAATGACGATTTCCTTATTAGCTGCATAACTACCCTTAAACGACAGCTTGGTTTGACCGTTGATAATTTCAAATTCCGTTGCCGCTGTAGATGTTACAGCTACAATCTTCTCAGGTATCACTTTCTTAGCATAAGTTAGATAAACAATGTCGTTAGAACGCTCTGGAACTCTTTTTTTATAGCCGTCTGGCACTAGCAGAACAAAACTGCTAATGATTGAAAGCCTATCTTCCTCTACTTCGTCAGCTTCTTTAAAAATGGCGTAGTAAGTGAAATCTGGCTCATCATCGAAAGTTACTTCAAGATACCCGCTAGGGCCTACCTCTCTCAAGATGCGATTAAGCTCTCGGAAAGATGTTCTCATGACTTGGCTAGTAACCGTAGTTAACTGATATTTAACTTCAATCTCACGCTCTGAGTCGTTGACACTATCCACCCAAACTCCACGTCTCCCGGGAACTCGAGTAGTTGAAATTTCACGGTTAAGCAACGAACGCCCCTTAACTGTAAGCTGTCGATATCCTTGGATGATATCTTCAATTGGTGTTCCGTTGATACGCATGTTATCAACTGGCGCTCTTTGCAGCACCGTTGATTCCGTGCGCTTCAATGAAGCATAATCATACATTAGCTAAAACCTCTTTTCTCTCTTAATAGTTATCAAGCATTAATTCCATTGATTGAGCGTTAGTGATGTCCTCAGTAAATGCTCTGTAAGTTGTATCACCCATTTTAAGCACGATGTCCGCTGCTTGTTGAGTAACCGACATCTTACCGCCGTTAAATGAAACAGATGGATCATACCCTGCTAATCGACCTAACTGGCCATCCATATTACCAAGCTCATCAGTGATAGCCCCGTTGATATCTTGACCAGTGAATGCGTCGATAGCTCCTTGGGCCATATAGCGCATTGAACGGGCTACTTGGTCCGCTTTGCTATCAATACCAATGATGAAACCTTTGTCCGTATAGATACCGAACTGACGAAATACACGGGATGGTGATTTGATACCAAGCAAGGCTTTAGCTCCATTAATCGCATTACTTACCGCACCTTTAACCGCTGAAATCAGCTTGCCGGCTGCGGATGTAACCCCGCTAACGAAACCGCTAATAAGGTTAGCACCGACGCTTGCAGCTTGCCCGACGAATCCACGGGCTGCACTAAGAGCACCGCTGAACGCTGAGCGGACCGCTGAAATGATACGCTGACCGGCACTTGATACCGCTGATACCACGGCACTAAATCCGCTAGTGATAGCTGACTGAATAGAGCTCATGGCACTTGATACTGCTGATCTAACAGTGCTCCAAGCTGAGCTGATAATGCTCTGAACAGAACTCATGGCACTTGAAATCGCTGATTGAATCGCTGCCCATGTACTTGATACAGTGCTAGCAATCGCACTCAATACGCTGCTGATAAGCGACAAGATGGCGTTCCAAATCGCACTGATAGTGGCTTGAATAGCTGACATAATTGACGAAATAGCCGCCTGAACCTGCGAGAAGTTACCAGTAACCAATCCGACAATAGCAGCTAATACACCAGCTAAAACAGCTTGGATACCCGTCCAGATAGCGTTCCAAATCGCTTGGATAGCTGACAAGGTGCTTGAAATAATGCTTGAGATACCGGTCATGATAGGTGACAGAATAGACATGATTGTGTTCCAAACGGTTGAGAACACTGTCTGGATAACTGTCCATGCTGCTGACCAAATGGATTGAATCACGGCAATCCCGGCACTAATCACACCGCTAATGGCAGTCATAGCTCCGCCAGCGATTTGTTGAAGTAATGCCCAAAGTGCTTGGAATGGAACAGCTAACAACGCCCACGCTGCATCCCAAATCGCACGGATGAAATCTATCCCCGCTTGGATAATCGGACCAATAGCATTGATACCGGTTGAAACAAGCGACTTGATACCTTCCCACACAGTAGACAAGATGGTTTTGAACGTTTCCCACGCTCCAGACCAGTCGCCTTGTAAAATCTGCATGCCCATCTTGATGATGTTGAGAATAACTTCAATGACTGTTGAAATGACCGTTGTGATCATTTGCCAGCTCGTTGAGAACAGCGTAATCAACAAATTCAATCCAGTTTGAACGACTGGAAGAATAGCGTTCATGACATTCTCAATCATGCTCTTGAACATGTTCCAGTAAGTCGTCGCCGTCTGCATAATCAAGGCGTGGTTTTCGTTCCAGAATGACGTTAACTGGCCCCAGATTGACATGACAAACGACACAATGGCTTGAACAGCGCTAGTGATTGCACT